GCTGGTGTTAACCCTTGATCGTATTGATTACTATTACCGGTACGGTTATCCTGAGTTTGTAAAGAATCAAACCCTTCTGTATGTATAGTCCATAGATCGTCAAACTTCATAATTATATTTAGTCAAAGCACCATTAACAATATAGTCAAACATCCTAGTGTTATAATTTATTGCTTCTAATTGATCGTCGTTTATTTCAACTTCAATTTGTTCAAATAGTTTTAATTTTGGTTTATCGTCCATACCAAAATCACCATTATAATAGTTTTCTTCAATACCAACCGTAACCGGATTTGAAGTATCTACAGACCGTATATTATAAATGTCATTCTTTCGATACCATGAAAACTCTCTTGCTAAAGAACAACCTAACAAGTGGTGAGGTTTATCCCAATTCCAATGCCCTTCATCAATAAGTCTTTGTACTAGTTGTTGTCGTCCTGATGCGCATTTTTCTAGTCTTGTTCTTCCTGTACCTGTAATATCATACATACTAAAATCAAAACTAATTCCAATATAGTCAGCCCAAGCTGACATAAATTTATAACAATCTACTACTTCTTGCCAACAGCTCCCTTGTACTACCCCAATAGCTTTACCCGGTACGTTATCATAATTGGTCATAAAAGTTTCATACTTATGAATAGTAGCATAACCATCTTCTAAAACATCAGGTACAATATAAAAATTAGGTTTAATTATTCTAGCCCACTCTACATATTTTTCTGAATCAAAAGATTCACCCAACTCAAAAATCGAATTATCTAAAAGTATTTGACCATTAGGTCTTAGAGCTCTATATCTTTCAGTAAACCACTCTCTATATTTCTCTTGTTCTTCCATCAAGTGGACTAGACAATATTGATAGTCATTAAACGCTAAGGACTCTTCTAATATTGTAACCGGGCATTCATGTGAAACTAGTGTTCTGTTCATACGTCTATTATAGACTAATCTGCAGAAGTTTCAATAGCTTTTTGTTTAATAAATCGATTATAAATAACTCTTCCTAGTTCAGCGGAGTATTTTCGTACTTTATACTCTGGCTGATCATAAAAAAATGCGTGGGTTATTTCTTCAATAATAACATTTAACTTTCGCCTTTTTCCTAATCTTTTATCTACAACAATTTTTCTATCCGTAGATTCTGGATCGTAACATACTCCGTCGAGCATTTCACTATTATCAATAGATTCAAAATAAATAGGTACTCTAATTCCGTCCCATCTTGTTATAAAATGCTCTGGTTTATTCTTTTTTTTCTTAGTACTCATACGTAGTTTTCTCCTAACAATTATTTAAAAACTAAGCGATTTTATCAAGAGGGTCTTTGACCGGTACGTTTTTGTAGTTGCTTTTTGAGATATTCTTCCCCTGCTTTAATATTAATTTTTACAGGACCTTTTTGTTGTTCTCTTTTATGTCTTTCTAAAGCTTGTCTTCCAGGATGATTTTTTATATCGTCTGTTATTTCATCAAAAGAAGGAAGCTCATTATCTTCATCAGATTGTCTCCAACCAGATTTAAAAATATCTAATATATTTGCTGCTGTATCTCTAACTTCTTTTTTAAAGTTGGAAGGCGAATTGAATACAAATGTTAAAAATTGTAAAAGTGATTCCCAATTTTCTGGATTGTTAGTTTGTATCTGTTGAGCAAACTGATTAAAATCGTCCCCAGCACCAAAAGTTTGATACATTGTTATCAGTTTTGCCCCTAAACCACCTGGGTCTTTTTTAAAGGTTATCTGTTTATCACCAACTATATCAGAAGCAAAAGGAGGCATTCTATGTCTATCTGATTTCCCTCCATCAGGGCCACCGGTCATGACACGTTCGAATAATAAGTTAATATTTTTTTGATCTCTATCCAACATTGCTTTCTTCTTCTGGTAAATTACGATACTTCTTTGACATAATATCTTCTGCCTTTATTGGCGATGCTTCGTCTTTCGAAACGGTAATAGCATTAGTGTCATCAGGCAAAGGGACTATATCTATATTTGTTCCATCGTCACCAATAATTACATACTCAATCCCATTATAACTTACAAAACCTGTTGGTGGCGTAAAATGTGATCGGGTGATAGGATCAAATTTACTTAAAATGTTTTTTTGGTCTCTATCGAACATATTTAAATATTTATATGGTCCGGTGTGAAAACTGTAAAAAGGAAGTTCCAAGCGAATTAGATCTACAGTTAGTAACAAAACAAGAATGGGGAAAGAACAAAGCCGGTCAAGGAATACAACGGTTTATTTGTAAAGACTGTATGCAAAAATTATGTTGTGGAAATTCGTGCGGTTGTCATAATAATAAGAAATGACAAAAGATCAATTATTAATAAAAGTTAACCATATGGTCTTTAACAAACTAGTTATGATCTTCTCGGGATTCGTAGTAGGGGCCTTACTAGGCTCGTTATTAACATATTATGTCACCGATCAACCTAGTGATAACTATCTTAGAGGATATACAGACGGAATAATTGAGAAGGCCATACATGATTTACATAAATAGGAATATCTACCGGTAGGAAGATTGTCTGCTTGCTACCTTAATAGAAAGTAAAATAAAATGAAAACATTATTAAAAGTGGTCGCTCTAGCAATTACGCTAGCGGTAGCGACTTCAGTTAACGCACAGGCTAAGCCTGATAAGGGATCGAGAGGTAAAGATAAAGTATCTCATCGTGAAAAAGGAAAGAAACCTTCTAGAGAAGAACTTAAAAAGCGCTTTGAAGCTGCTAAGAAAAAAAGAGATGCCAAACGTGGTGATGCTAAAAAGAAAGGTTCAAAGCATCGAGGACCAAAAGGTAGGCTCGGAAAAGTAGTTCACAATGATGAAAAAATCAAAGAACTAAAAAAATCATTCGAAGCTGCTGCTAAGAAACTAAAAGGTAAAGTCGACAGAAAGCAATGGAAAGAAGCTACTGACGAACAAAAGTCTGCGTTGAGAGACAAGATGAGAGATAATCGTAAGAATTGGGAAAAGCTTATGAAAGAACATCGTGTAGAAGTTCAAAAACGCATTAAAGAAATCCGCGACGAATTCAAAAATAAGCGTGACGCTGTTATCGACGGTAACAAGCCAGGCGAATAAATTATTGATTCATAGCTAATTACAGTTAAGGCGATCTTCGGATCGCCTTTTTTCTACCGCTAACCTTAAATATTTTTATGGCAGCCGATTATTCAACCCCTAGTACAACCGCAGAACCAAGTGGTAGTGTAACACCCCAGACAACTTCAGAGCCGTGTGCTCCTCAGACAACATCTGAACCTTGTGGTGGTTGGGCTACACCTGGTACAACATCTGATCAAACACCTCTCCATGCTGGTAACCGTGATGAAAATAAAACACCACCAACACCAACACCTTGTGGATCTGGATATTAATTTAAAAACTAGTCATTAAATATAATATATGAATAGGAGATCCTTTATTGGCAGTTTGGGTCTAACCCTTTCCCTTCCTCACTTGGAATGTTTCGGGAGTATTACTAATAATATTAAACGGTTAGCAGTTGTTTATGTACCTAATGGCATTAATATGCATCATTGGACACCTAAACAATATGGAAGAGTAATAGATATACCTAATTCTTTATCTCCTATGGAAGATCATTTGGATCAATCTTTAGTTATATCTGGCTTAACCCACGATAAAGCAAGACCAAATGGCGATGGGGCTGGCGATCATGCTAGAGCTTGTTCTACATTTTTAACAGGAACGCAAGCAAATAAGCACGAATCTAAAATCAGATCTGGTAAATCGGTAGATCAATTAATAGCTGACAAGTATAATGGTATAACAAGATTTGATAGTTTACAATTTTCAGGAAGCAAAGCAAGAATTTTAGGTAAGTGTGATTCTGGTTATAGTTGTGCTTATCAATATAACTTATCATGGAAATCTGCTAACCAACCTATGGCTTCTATGCATGACCCAAAAGACATTTTCAACAGACTTTTTAATGTTAAAACAATTGAGCAAAAGGAGAAACTAAGAAAGAGATCTATACTTGATTATGTAATGCAGGAGAGTAAAGATCTCCAAAGGAGAGCTAGTAATGCAGACAAAACCAAACTAGAAGAATACATGTATGCTATTAGAGAAGTTGAATTAGAATTAGAAAGAAGAGATCAATTTATTAATAATAAGGATTATACCTTTAATTTTGATATAGAACATAAGTCAGATAAGTTTCGTTTAATTTATAAGTTAATGCATTTGGCATTTTTAAACGATACAACAAGAGTAATTACATTTTTAACAGCTCATGATGGTTATAATGGACCATTTAGAGAGATTGGAGTATCGGAAGGCCACCATAGCCTATCTCATCACCAAAAAGACCCTAAAAAATTACATGAATTAGCAATGATTGACTTGTTTAATGTAAGATTATTTTCGGAATTTATAAGCAATCTTAAAAAAGACAATTTATTAGAGAGTACAGACGTTATATATGGTGCTGGAATATCAGATGGTAACAGACATAACCATGATGAACTACCTTTTATGTTAGTTGGAGGAAAGAAAATGAGAGGAAATCATTTTAGAGTCAAGAAAGAAAAGCCTATGTGTGATTTATTCGTTAGTTTATTACACAAACACGGTATAGATACTCATAAATTTGGGGATTCAACCGGCGAACTTAATGTTATATGATGGAAGATGAACCAGATTACGAGTTTTGGACTATCTTTATTGCTATGCTTATAGTAGTTTTATGGATTGTATATCAAAATTGGAGTGATTAACTCGTTGATAGGTAAAGATTTACTATGATCGTGGTGTTCTTTTTAAAATAATATTGCTATATGTGTCTTTTCCTTTACATTCTTCGTAATAATCTTTTATCTCTGTTATTGAAGAAGGGTTTACTAAAGGTCTCCCGTTAACATTTGAATTTAAAGGAATAAAAAATACGGAAAACATCTGTTCCTTTAAAAAATTATAGAACCATTCTATGTCTTGATTGTTATTTTCTAGCCAATATGGAGCATATTCCATAAAAATAGTTCCGTTATATGGTTTTTCAAAGCATTTTGCAGCGCCTTTTAGTATGCTTACCTCTGATCCTTGAGTATCTAACTTAATTAACTTAATTTTACCCCATTCTATACCTATTGTATTGTGATTTTCAAAGAAATCATCAAGAGATAATTGATTAATTGTTTCTTCTTCAAACGTTTCATTATCAAAAACATGGCCTCTACAATCTCCCATGTTATCAGGGTTAATAATATATTGCGATTTTTTAGCTTCATCACTAACTGCTGCATTTATAGCTAGTACATTCTTTTTATCTAAATCAAATTTTACAATATTTTTACATAAAACATCAAAGTTCTTAGACATTGGCTCAAATGCAACTAGTTTACCATTAGGAATTATCTTTTTAGCAAAGTTGATAGTATGTAATCCTATGTTTCCGCCTATATCTAATACATGATCACCGTCTTCTAATAATTCACATGAATATCTTATTTCAGCATCTTCGCAATCATGGCACATTATTTGTCCTGATGTTATGTCCCCACTACCGTGTGTTATTAGATCATAAATAACATCTTCTTTTTTTTGTGTATAAGCTTTCATTCTTTTTTCTTTTTAGGTAACATCCAATTAAGCAAAGTACAAAACAAAGCAATAGGTAATGCTATTAGCAAAATTAAAGGATGTACTGGTCTATCTTCGTCTTTTATCATTATCTATTGCTACCTTATCTCCCACTTCTAACATTGCATCGGCTTGCGTTTGATCATTTACCAAAACAACCCTCTTAAAGCATTCCATGCATGTCCTAATATGAGACTCTCCACAACTCTCTAACATATTAAAATCTCCTGGACAATCTTGTTCATCGCACTTTAATATCTTCATAGTTTAAATTTTGGAGCGCGACCAGGGTACCGCCCCCTGCCTCGATGGTTTTGCAGACCACGCCGTTCACTTGCTCGGTCGCCGCGCCAACGCCAGAACCATACCCAATATTCATCATCATCCCAATCAACTGGTAATATATCATATTTTATCCGCATTCTGTTGGCCAATGATCGTGAGTATCGTTTATAGTTTTGACTTCAAAAGCATCTCTTAAAGTTTCAGCTAACTCTAAAGCTTGATCTTTACTAAGATAAAGATCGAAATTATCTTCATTAGCAATTGAGTCTATTTGAACTTCATTTGCATTTTGAAATATCTCTATATTCAATAAATCATCATCTTTCCATTTTAAAAACTTAATAAAATGAGAGCCGCATTTGCATTCAAATAGCTTCGACATTAATTCTTCATCATTAGGGTTTGCTTCTGCAAGGTCCATATTCATATTATATTATACTACCGTTAGAAAGTCAATCATGGTTTTGGGTGTTTTTGTCCACTTATGTAATTATAGTAACATAGGTTATGGTGAATCATCATCAATTTGCCTTTGGCGCAATCTTGCGCATATTGACCGTCACTTTCACTGTTAACACCCCATCTAATATCCTTTACGTGTTTCCAGTTTACCATGAAACATGCAGTATCTATTTTAAAAGGTTCTGGTTTACTTGTAGGATACAATCTAAAGTCCCCGTTTTCATATACTTGACCCCAGGTCAATATTGCAGCATCTGAGTTTAGATAGCAATTAATATGGTAATACCAATCTTCTTTTACTATATTATCATCATCAAGATAATATATCCAATCACCATCCTCGAACTTATAGTTATCTAATACCCAATTTCGGATAGTGTGACCATATGGCGAATTTTTTATATTCAATCCAGTGCAATTGATAACCCCATCTAACATCATCTCAGTGTTGCAGTTATCATCATATGCAACTATCCACTTGCATTCTTCGGGAATGCTTTCTTTTATCTGTAATAGATTCTCAGGCCTACTGCAAGGTGTTACTATGTATACCATTTCAATTATTATCTTTAATACGAAACGTCATAATATTTTACTTTCTTTCCTGGTATGGTATTTAACTTAACGTAATCATAGGAGTTATTATTATTCGAAGGCATATACACCTCCTCAGCATTACCCAAATAAGCGGCCCACCAGGAGAATGTAGAATTACCAATAACTAATGTTTTGTATCTAATTAGATCCTCAAAGTCTTTATTCGGCTCGCTGCTCTCACGGCACACTACTTTCGGCGAGAAATCAGCAAAGTGGTTAATATAACCTATATCAAATGTATCTGCAATTATAGTTAAATTAGATGTATCTAAAGTCTTTAATAACTCGAGCACACCGTTCGGCTCCGGCACCCAATTGAGAGATTTAAAGTCGTTCCCTAATCTTAAGCTAATACATACACCATCTACGGTATCTACTTTAGGAACATTGTAATAACTTTTTATTAGTTCCGAATTCTCATAGTAACTACTGTCCTGGAAGTAACCTGATAACCGAGCATTCTTGCATAGTTCCCTACCTTCCCAGTAATGCCTATAATTATGCTCACTCTCATAAGGAACTCCATGACACTGATGCTCTCCGTATAGTCTGAATTCATCGATATTACTAGATTCGGTGTCTTCTAATGCTAGCATATCATTGAGAAACGTTGCATGTCTCTGCTCAAACGCCGGCTTCCGCGGTAACATATTGCAGCGATCAGCAAATAATCTCATAAATGCATATTGAAATAAGATATTTCCGTAGTTACCAATGGGTTCAAAGGTTACGTAATTCACAGATTAGTCTTTACTTTGTTCGCGACGTTTACGCTGCCTTTGTTTCTTCTCGTTTACCAGACATACGGAACCCCAGCAAAACAGGAACATTACTATAGTGATCCCAACTTCTGTCATGTAATTAATTATAAGGAACCCAGCAATACCAACCATGACCCAACCCAATATGCCATACCATAACCACCATTTTAACTTATCGATATCTTCCATTCTCTTATTATAACCAAAAAACCGCGTATATATAGGCCGAAAAAACGCGCCAAAAATTTTTTTACGGCATGCCCCTCTCCTAGTTCCCAACCGGTATCTATATATATGTTTCTCCGTTACCCGTTGCTCTGAGCAAAGCTTCTCTCTCGAGCTTTGCTATCTGCAAACAAGGCCCCCTCTCGCAAACAAAACATTCTAGAGAATGAAAACAAAATCGAGAGGGGACCTATCTATGCATAACAATAACTAATTCACAACCTGTAATACTTCCTCTTCGTCCTCATCCCAGACTTGCTTCTTAATGCCAGCCACCACGTCCTTACCCAATAGGTCTTCTTTCTGTTGCTCATATGCAATCGTCTCATCGCTGAGCTTAGACTCTACTACTGTCGTGACTACTTGCTCTTGCTTAGCTGTCACATTACGCTTAGAGGCCTTACCTCTTGTATTGAGCGCTATGATATCTAGCCATGGCTTCTCTGTGGTGATCTTATCGAATGCCTTCGTGTCTGCTACTACATCTTTTACGTCTGCATTCTTACAACGCGTCAATGCTTCGCGACTCACATAATACTTTTGTAGATCTGCTACTGTAGTACCCAACCTGTTCGCTTTCTTCTGTAAGTAGTCATATGTTGTTGGTCGACTCTTACCCGTTACTATACATGTTAACTTTGGACTTGCCATATCTATATTATAATTAAAATCCGTATCTCAATCCAGCCTTATAATCTCTCTCCCCAACCATTTGCTAATGATGGTCGCGGGTGACCTTTTGGCTTCAGATCCTTAAATGGAATGATCTCATCTTCATCTGCACTAATACCCTCTTCACCACACTCCATTAATGCGTACTCTACCTTACCACTATCACTATCAACATCAATACCGACTACCACCCAATCGCGGTCCTCATCGAGTTGCTCTGCCTTTATTACATCACCCTTATCATATCGGGTTTCCATCAAACTTCCTGCGTATCTATATGTCATCTTCTTCAATAATTATATGCTCGTTCCCTATTCTATTCAAGCTCTTTCAGATCTTGATCTTCCATCTCAAGAGCCTCTTCATTGTAGATCTCTTCCACCTCTATCTCACTATATCTAATGATATCAACCATGCTATAATTATAGTGGGGTTCCCAATATCAGTCAATTGAATTCTCTAGATTATGAGCTATCATTATAATAGAGAGACATTGAAGTAAATCCGGATCCCGCCTACACGTGGGGCTTTTTTTGTGGGGTTTCGCACCGAATCCGGAAATGGAATCATCTGAATTGATTTGTTTGTCTGGAGTGCTTAAACCTAATACTCTTATCATAACGTATCTAAATGTATCCTCTAGCGCAATCTTCTATTCTACCGCATTTACGACTATTCAAATGTATTTTCGGTATTACTTACCTCGCTAACCGCGACATTTAGCCTTATTTGCTCTATCATAACTTTTTCTTGATTTCATATCGGTTTTTCGATAAAATCTATATGTTTTTATATGATAATTCTATTTGTTTCTCTTGAATCTTTACAATACTCTCTGTGCTCTTTACTAGCTCTTGCAAGGCATCATTGTGCTCTACTAAAGCCTCTACATACCTTTCCAAACTTAATGTATAACTTTCATCATACTTACGAGCTTTTTTCAGAGCCTTGTACTTCTTCTCGACATTCAAATAATATTGAACCGACTTATCTTTCTTTTTAATTTTTATCTTTGCAGCACTCATAACAATCACACTTCCTTAACCTGCCTATCATCTTGCTTATCTCTATTTGGATCCACAATGACTTCGACTTTTGTCCCATTCTCTTTAGCACATTGCTCAGCCAATTCCTTATCATAAAAAATACTAATTCCTTTTCTGACCTTTACTCTATAATTGCTCATCCTTGCTTAATATCCTCTCGTTGCTCTGGCTTTAATCTCTTCCAGACTTCCCATGTAGGCCTCTTATCAACATCAAGAGAGTCCCATTCTTTTTTAATTGCTTTTCTATCTATTAAATCTTTATTCATCCTTCTACTACTACTTTATTTCCGAGCTTATCTTGCACCATCTCATACAATTGCGCAATATCTGCTTTACTGCAATGCTCCATATAATTCATCATCCAAATCTCAGCAGTCTCATACATGATCTTCACTGGCTTGTCTCCTGTTATTTTATTCAAATATTCCATATCCATTTCAATCCTTAAAATTAACTATATACTCCATCTCCCCATTATCATTATCAAATACAAATACCACTTCAGAAGATGGCACACTAATCTTTACTTTACCGGTATTGGACAAAACTCTATCCTTATCTTCAATCCTCTCGATCTCAATAGTATTGCTCCTAATCGAAATCGTGTTTATAAAATTCAATATCTTCTTATGCATTATTCATACTCCTTTCTCATACTCAAATCTGATTCATTATCATCATACCCATTCCAATACATATTCACCTCATCTTTAGTCATGCCATCTTTCTCCACTTTCTCACCTGGAGGACCACTCTTATAATAATGCGGTCTTGCCTCTCTGCCATACCAGCTATCTGCTCTGCCTCTATCATATGGGCTCCCGTGATCTTTATCTACCCTTTCCATGCTATAATTATAAGGTCGTTCCCAATCTCAATCAAGAGCATAATCACTCAGATCTTCAGTGATCTTGATCTCATGCATTCTTGTAATCCATTCAAGAGCTCTGAGAGATTCATCTCCTCCCATATATCTAAAGAGCTCTTCAGCCAGCTTCTCTTGAAAGAATTCATGGCTGCATGTCTCTTTGAGCTCTTCCAATATCGCAAACACTTTATGCATTTCAGTCATTATTATTGATTTTGTCGAAGTTTCTAACTATAATATTACAAATGTCAACGATATGCTCGTCTTTAATTTGTGGAAAGTCATCAAAATATGTTATGATATCCTCTTGGATTTGCTCTCTTGCTTCAATTACCTCTCTTGCATCGCTCATATTCATCATAATAATTATATTCTCGTTCCCTATCTGGATCAATCAATTAAACCAAAATCATAATATCCTTTATCATCTGCAGGATAATCCAATTGACATGCATCAAATCCGCAAACCTCTCCATCTTTGAACTCAAGATAATAAGTAGTATACATTCTAGTTTGATCTCCTCTAATCCTCTTACCATCAGGACTACTCACTGCAAACACTCTTCCTCTCCGACCTTCAAAAGATTGTCTCCTTTTGCTATTCCAATCAGCATTCACATCCTCATTCACAATTGCGTGCAATCCTGGAAGAAATTTGCAATTAGGATGGTTCCAATTTGTCATTACTTTTGCTTTAATTGTATCTTTCGTCATCATCACTATTAAAATTATATGCTCGTTCCCTACCCTAATCAATCAATCATTCTCTGGATAAACAACATCACTCAGCATTTTGTTCCGAGATTTAATATCTGCCTCCATGAATTTCTTTACATCTAACTTTACATATGAGTCATATGTGTTCTCCATTGAGAAAGATGAAGGATATTGATGTGTTTCATGATAATCTGTCACGAATTCTTTGAACATAATGTTATTATGAGTAACCACACTTGCGATAAAAGCCACAGCATCTTGAATCCTGTCGCAGCCATCAACAAAATAAGTCGTTCCGCCTTTGAACTTCCAGTAATGTTTTTGATCTTCGAATTTTCCAGATTCAGTATGTGCTCCATAATTTTCAAGTGTTTGTGTATTTACTGTAACTCTCATGACTCAATAATTATAAGTAAGTTCCCAAACTTAATCAAGAAGTGTCAGCCCGTCTTTTGCAAGAACTCCTCTGAGCTGCTCCCACGATCCCGAACTCTTCGGACATGCAAGATCATCATCATCCATAAGAATCATAATATCATGCAACAAGATATTAGTATTGATCTCCTTCTCCTCACGCAAACAATTGCTCACATATCCGTAAATCTCTTTAGCAACTGCATATGTGTTCTCGATGCTTTTTTGGCATTCGCTCTTTTTATCATAATCTCTTATCGCTCTCACAATACAATAATTATAAGATCGTTCCCAATCCGAGTCAACGCTTTAATAATCTTTTGAAATAATAATAAATGAGATCAATCACTGCATATCCGATCTGGATGATCATGAGAGGAGACAAAATTATGAATAATAATATTTTTTCTAATTTTTCTTTCATCTGATACCAGAGCCATATATGTTATCCGTATTATAGATAAAGAAGCGAGATTCTTTCTCTGCTTTTGACATTTTAGGCTCTGAATGGGTAAACATCGCAACTAAACCAACACTTAAAGCAAACACCATAACAATAATACATGCTAAGTAATTTGATTTTTCTTTTTCTGTCATTAGAATTGGCTTTTATATCCTCCGTTAAGTGATAAATGCTCTGTCTGTTGTATATTTACGTATCCTTGCTTATAATTTACCCCTAAATTCATACCAATTTCATCTCCATAAAGAACGCTTGAAGTGAAATAAAGATTATCATATAATTGTTCGTTGTAAGTAAGTGTTACGTTATTGGCCAAACCTTCCTCCCGAAAGGCCCCTTGGTAGGTGACCTTAATTGGAAAATTGTAGTCGGGTATTATATTGACAGTAGGATTATTCCAAGAACCATTTATTGAAACCACAAATGGCCCAGCGTCTATTTGCTGGTTAACTTTCATGATGCCAAAATATGGATCTTCAAAAATGGTATTAGGACCAAATGAAGGATACTCAAATCGGGGATCACTCTTGAAGATATTCTTGTATTTCTCTTTTAAGTTCTCCGGTAAAAGATATTCAATAGGCGATTGGTATTGTTCCTCCTCTACTCCTGTTGGGAGCGTAAGGGTATCTAAGAGCAATCTATCTTCTCGGTTAAAAAGGTCTAAAGAAGGTGGGTTGTATTTTAACCCACCCCCTTCAATCAATTCTTTTTCCAGATTGATGATCTGTTTCAATTCATCCGATACCAAATCTTTAACTTTATTTTCGACTTGCTTTTTTACTAGACTTGATACGATTGAAGATCTGTTTTGCCAAAGTGCTGCACCTCCGAAGAATATTATAGAAAAAACCAACCAAAATATCCAAACCACTCGCATAAGAATACTTAATTGGTGTGTTCAATTTAATAGTGCGGTTAATAGCTTCCAGAGTTTCTTTATCAGCACTCCAACGCTCATCTTTCCAACTCCAGACTGTAATTTTGCAGTCTTTTGTAATTGGGAGTTTGTCGTTAGTCAATTTAGACTTGCTACTGCTTTTTCTAGTTTCTCCTTTGCCACCCATTTAGCTCCAGGCCCTCTCCCTATCTTATTTAGCTTGCCTTCATTAGTCAATTCACGCAGTGCTGTATTTGCATACACATCACTAACACCATACTTCTCAACTAATTCATTTACAGTTACACTATTTCCTGTCTTAATGATTTCGGTTTTGATATGGTCCTTTTTGTTAGCCTTACCAACATGCTTCTTATCATTATCTACAATGATCTTTGCGCTCATGTCAAACCCTCTAGCAGTCATAAACAAGTCAACACTATTAGTTGGTCCGAATCGATTTTTCGAAAACCAAATTGTCCGTGCTGTATCATCTACATCTGGATTAGGAGCTATATTAAGATTTGCATCTACAGTATGAGGTACTACAGTCGAGCCTTTCAGCTTACCTGCTTTAGTCAAATGCATCACAAAGCATACGCAGCACTCATTCTTCTGACCAGCCTTAACAAGCTGCTGTACTGCATAACGCTCTTTAGCCATGCTGTTCATCTTCTTCTTTGTAGTGGTTGCCTGAAAGCTGTCTACTACCAAGAAGTCGAGGTTCTTTGTCAGAGCTGCAAGCTCATCAATATCGCTCAAGTTAGCAATACTCAAAGAAGTTGCTCCGATTCGCTTACAAGTGAATGTGAGCTGGTATACATTTTCTTCACCAGAACAATACCCAACTTTATATCCATTCTTTGCCAAACCATCCAACAACTGCACCATAAAGGTAGTCTTACCACAACCAGCCTGTGCAGTGATTGTCATGGACGATCCTGGGAGGAAACCCTCTTGCAATAGATCATTATCTATCACATTGATCCCTGTTGTCATCCTTCTGTAGAAGATATCCGGTACAACTATTTCATTTACCGGCCGTAATTCTGTTTGTTTAAACCCTAGATTCATATCAATTAACTCCTCTTATTATAGCTAGTTCCTTATGTCGTTCAAGCGGAATATTCCTCGTAAAAATTCTTGCAGGAGAAAGCTTCTCCCCAAGATGTGCAATAACCTGTTGAATGTTCTTCTTCTATGAACTTTTCAACCTTATCCCAATTGATGTCAACACCTTTAAGATCCTCCAAACTCTGCATCCAAAAGAATGCTCTAGATTTGAATGTATCTAAATCCATTCTCGAATTTGCTTCCATCTCCTCTCTCCAATTTTGATAGAATGCGTTATTGATGATCTCTTGTATCTTTATATCAACCATGCTATAATTATATGGTAGTTCCCAATCCTCCTCAACTAAAATGTGTAGCCGAGACTTGGACCGTGAGGAATTGCTCCAGGTCTTGTGTCAATTGCTGCGTTGATTGCTACTTTTGTTGGAGCATAATAAGCTTTCGCATGATCTAATTTCAGCTCCAACATTTCAATTGCTGCAACACACTCATATGGATCAGGTGATGCACTTGGATGTTTAGACTTTAGAAAATCTAAATGATCTTCTATCGCTTCTAAAACCATATCATAATGATAATCCAAATC